CTACAGGAACTTCTTCCGTAGTTTCTTCCACAGGCTTTTCTACGGGTTCCTCTACAGGTTCTTCAACACTTGCTACTTCAATTGTTTCTTCTAACTCTGCTTCAATTTCAAGTTCAATTTCAATTTCCATCTCTGCCATATTGATTTCAGGTTCTGGTATATCTATTTCAAAATCTGTTTGTATTTCTTGTATTTCTACCTCAACGGTTTCATAGGAAACTTCTTCTTGTTGTGGTTCGATAGGTTCAAATTTAATCTCTCCCGCATCATCAACAACGACATCATTAAATTCAATTACTTCTGTAGCAAATTCAATTTCTACAGAATCAAAAATATTGAGATAGACAATTTCTTCTACTGAGGTGATTTGTTGTTCTATGATTGTATTGATGACGTTGTAGAATACATTGACAGTTATATCATCAAAAACAGGTCCCACGGCAAGATTGATATCACGTCCACCGATTTCGATAGTTAATCTTTTTAAAACGCCACTGAAATTGAAAGAGCCATCGTATGATTGATATCCTGTTGATACGCCAGTTTCAGACAAAATATCAGTTCCTGAAAAGACTGTAGTCCCTCCATTAGTTCCTGTAATGTGCATGTAGATTCGATCTTGAGCATCTTGTTTATCAACCTCTATGGAATATTTAACTTCACCACCGTTATCTATACTTAAAGAAGAAATGTCAACTGTTTGAATAAAAGTTGTGCCCATTCCTGTAACACCCATATTAGATGTATTATTACCACTGCCTGTAATCTCAGCACATTTATCTGTTCCTAATCCATAACAAGAGGAACCACTTGGTATTGAAGCAGGTCCTTGACCTCCCCAGTCACTATCCATATCTCCTTCTTTACTTGTAGGAACATATCCATTAGATCCATCAAGAATGTCTCCTGAATCTTCATTCGTAATAGTAGTGGTGGTTGTTGTTTTGGTAGTAGTTTCAGTAAAGATTATTTCTGTGCCTTTGTCTTCTTCTGTTTTAACAACGACAGATTCTTCTGTAATAATTACCTCTGGAGTGCAAAGACCTTCGGTGTTAGGTAAGCACGTATCAGCTTTAGAGGATAAGGAATAAAGTGAGAGCCATAAGACCAAAATTCTTAAGAGCATCAAAGTCTCCTTGTTGTGTTTCATCTTTTACAACTATGGTGTAATCATCTCTAAATTTAGATCCTACAGGAATTTTACTAGGATTTTCTTTCCAGTAATTAGCAGCCTCCGTACCGATAAGTCCTTCAGCAGGACACGGGGTCCCTGCATCGAGCATGCTATCCCAGACACGAGGATCTTGACATAATAATGCCACCGCCGCAACTTTCATGCCATATTGGTACATAGCACGACTAGCACGAAGAGTCTCACAAAATTCGTCTGTAACGACATAGCCTGAAGCTAATCCTAAAACATTATTTTGTACGCTAGCTCCAATTCCAAGTTTGCATATATCACTATTATTATTCATGATAGTTGGAGCATTTGCTGTAGGGGGTGTTGAATTGGTTACAACCGTGCTTGACACGGTGTTCGTCTCAGCTTTTACATCAGTTATTGTAGCTACTAATGTAAAGAAAAAAAGAATTGTTATAAGTAGTTTCACCTAGCATCTCCATCTTTTTCTTGCTTGTCGTAATCTTGAATTAGGATCTTTAGCTGCTTTAGGGAATTGTTTCATTTGACCAGCAGATCTAGCACAGTAAGATTTTCTACGTTTCGCAGCTTTACTACCTTTCTTTACTTTACCTGTGACTGCTGTCTTTAATTTTGAACCAGGGTTATCTGCTCTGTATTTCTTAACACCAGCTTTAGTCATTCCCGCCCCACTTTTTGTGGAGCGGAAATATTTTTTAGTTTTTGGTGGCTGTTTGTCTGCCATTATGTGTAGAAAACATTTACCGTACAGTTGACTGTTATTACATTGAGGTTAGATGTAAATAATACACCTTGTTCAGGTATACTCATTGATACATCTGAAGTGCCTCCTATCACTGCTACGTTAAACACAGCAGATCCGCCATCATTAAAGGTGACAGTTCCATTACTAGCCCCAGGACCAATAATAAAACCTTTTAGTCTTGATCTACCTGCAAACACAGTAGTAGTTGCGTTTGCGGCAGCACCTTTAACTTGAATATCACTATCGAAGGCCATTGCTTACCTCCTTACGCTACTGCTGCGCCAGTAGTTACGTCCACAAAGTTTGTACCGTTACCAAAACAAAGAGAACCTGTTAAAGAAGCTCCTGTTGCGTCAGAAACATAGATTAATAAACCTGCTGTTGCTGCTGGTAGTGTAAGTAATGTGAATGTTGGAACAACAAAACCATTATCAGATGATACTGGTCCTGAAAAAGTAGTACTTGCCATATTAAACCTCCTTGGTTGTATAGACCTAGTCACACAATCTCTATACCGTCTGCTAGCTCAGTTTGTGTAACTTATTATGCTAGTTCTTAATTTGTATCATAAAAAAAGGGGGCATGAAAGCCCCCTTGTTACTTTATTTATTGTGCGGACTATGCAGCACCTGGAGAACCAAATACACATCTAGGATCTGAGAAACCGAATGAGTATCTCTCTCTAGCTTTGTATCTTACGTTACCAGTGTCAAAGTCACCTTCCATAGATGTTCTAATTGGGGATCTTTGGAATAACTTAAATCCATTAGGAATATCAGTCTTAATAAAGAATGCATCTGGATCTGTTAAGTAGTGGTTTACAACATAACCTTCAGGAATCATGCCCATATTTCTTGTGGCATTGATATCATTATCTGCTGTTCCAACTCTTAACTGTGACTGTGTAAGTCTTTCAGCTACGAATTGTAACTCAGAAGGAATGATAAGCTTTCTTCCCTGTGTTGAAATTAATAAACCTCTTTCGTCAACAAATGCAGCGATGTCTATTAAAGACTGCTCCAATGAAGTTTCGTTTAGGTCAGCAGCAGTTGCTAATTCGTTTGCGAATGTTCCTGCTACAATTGGGTGTTCTGCAGAGCAAAGTTCAACGCCGTCACCACCAGCAAAATTACTATCAAACGCATTGTTTAATACGTTTGCAGCTTTAACCTGCTTAGTGTTTGCCATAGAACGTGCAAGTGCTTTTGTATATCTTGCTGAGATTCTGTCATAAAGATTATCTTCGACAGCTTCTTCAGTGATTGCAAAACCAAGTGCAATTGTTTCATGTGTGTAACGTGCTGTGAAAGTTTCTGTCGCATTGTCATAAACAATTGATCCACCTTCACTCTTTGTTCTCGCATTACCAAAACCTGATAACATTACCTCTTCTTCAAATGCTCTGTCGGAAGATTCTGTATCAAATATTTGTGAATGCTCTGCATCGTAACGTCCGTACTCCAGGCCAAATAGTGCGTTTAGACCGGGCTCTAACTCTTTAACGAGTTGACTTCTAGATATAGCCATAGTTTAACCTCCTATATACCTGTTGTATCTGTTAGTGAGTGTAGATTAATCTTAACCTGAATCGCTGCATTTGCTGCAGTGTAATCAGAGTTATCAACATCAGTTGATAAACCTACAACTCTAAAATTAGCAGCAGCGTCAACGGCAAAACTACCACCATCGATAACAACATTTGAGATTCCATCAATTGATGAACCTGCACTGTATGTTGCGATGTTACAGTTTGTACCTACTTGCGCTTGACCGCCGTTAGTGTCGTCAACTTTGACCTCGAATACTACATTCGGATCATCAATGACGTATGCTTTAATATCATCAGCTGCTATGCTGCCTGGATAGTGGTTACTCCAAGTTGGTTTACCTGTTGTTGGATCAGTGTATTCACAACCATTAAAAATACCAATAAGTTCAGCACCAGCAGTTGAACCGACATCAATAGCACCATTTGCGACCAAAATTACAGGGTCGCCTTGATATATTGCGGAACCTTCATTATTCCCGATTACATACTCATTCTGGCCTTGACCATTGTAAGCAGCACCGAGCATCTTGACAGGCTTGAATCCGTAATATCCAGCTTGATTTGCCATAGTTCTTCTCCTTTATTATTAAGTGTGCTTTATTCGGTCTTCTTAGGACCTCCAAAAGACACACGACTCTGCCTATCAACATTGACAGGCATGCTTGGATGTTGTTCCCTTAAAGGATCTGTTTCCCAAGCTTCAGTCTGTTGATCAGTCTTTCGCTTGTAGTGAGCATTACGCTCAGAAACAGTTTCTGCAGGGATTCTTGCCAATAGCAAGTCACCTACGCTGATGACACCCTCATAAGCTTTGATACTTCCATTGTAAGCAGCGTATAAATTGCCGGAATATTGGTCAGCTCTGACTAATTCCCAGCCCTCTCTGAGTCTAGCGTTGATATTTTTAGTATCATCCGCTCCATTTACACGATGACGAAGCCATCTTTGCTTATATCCATCAGGACATGGTGGTGCGTCTAGTTGAGACGGTGGCTGCCAAGGTTTTCTACGTTCCTCGGTTGCCCTTGTTTGTGCACTTCTTGGTGTTTTATTATCTGTCATGTTGTACCTCCTAAACGTACTTAGCATATTCACTTAGAGGAACTCCAAGCTTATTTGCTATTTTTACCTGACTAGGAGTTAACCTAACAGATTTGCGCCCACTGGTTGCAGACCTTGATGCAGAGGCAACGGGTTGGGCGATTTTGTTGCTTCTGGTAGCCTGATCCTCGCCCTTCGAAAAGGACTCTGGAAACTTGTTTTTAACTCTATTAGTTAATTCATCATAGTAGTCATCTGATTCAGTGTCAAATCCTTCTGCTACTAAACCACGATGAATTCTTTGAGCAAAATCAGTCATTTCTTCATCTTGTCTAAACCACGTATTCTTTTCAGCCCAAGCTAATGCTTTAGATGAAGGTTGTGGTCTA